CCTGTGCTTTCTGGAATTTAAGTGCATAGTCAGTGGCGATTTTTTCCAGTTCAGCGATTCGGTTGTCTTTGGTTTCCAGCCAATCAAGTAGCGCCAATACTTCAGGATCCCCGACATCCAACACTGTTACGCGTGATTTTTCATAATGTTCGTCGGCAAGAGTTCGGCCAATTTTGAAATCTCCATCATCACCATAACCGGAGCAGGCATAAACAACCTGTGCTCCAGATATTCGCTGAATTGACATTTCCTCGCCGCAAATAGGGCATTTCGGTACTGGCACAGGTGAATAACGTTCACGTAATGCCTGATAGTTGATTTCGCTCATTAAGTCGTTCTCCTTGTTTATGTTCTGAGGTGGAGAGCAGGGCGAACTCGCCCTGATGTTGTGTTATTCAGGAAATAACGCCCGGATATTTCCGGCCATCTGACTGGTTATCTGTGCGGTTGATACTGGCTGTGATGCGGGGCGTTCTGTCCTGGTTTGTGTCACTGATAACGCTTCATCACCAGCCCATGCAGCCAGTCGATAAGCCTCTGCCGGATTCATTTTCAGAAGTGCCAGCCCGGCCAGAAAAGCCACGCGTTGGCCGCTTTTGCGGGCTTCTGGTGTAAGGCTGTCCAGCCAGGCGCATGCTTCTCCTTCGTTCTTGACGGCGGTGGGCTTCAGATAGAAACTTATCCGTCTGGTTGGAGTCGTCATTGGTTTACTCCTTGTCCATTGCGTACAGCCCATTAACCAGAGCAAACTGTGGCACCCCGTCCGCGATGAAAGTCGCATTAACTCCGCAGGCTTCGCGGATAGCGGGTGCCACAATCTCCGCCCCTCCACCGACAACCATCACCCGCCCGTAACCCGAAAAACCCGCCAGCGCGCGGATCACGCGTTGTTTCAGTGTTTCTTCCTTTTCACGAATAACCGCCATCAGGCTGGCGTAATGCGCGTCATTGTGGATGTGCTGGCGCAGCCAGGCTTCATCATGGCGATGTTCGATAATGGTATTGGCGATGTGGTGACTGGTGCGCATACCGTTAGTGGCCATCACCGACAGTACGGCATCGGCCATCAGAGAAACGCCCACGTGTGGATCGCAAAACACCTGGCTGATACCTGCCAGTTGCCCCTGAACCTTTGCCACATCCAGAGTGGTTCCGCCCAAATCCACAATCAGCAGGGATTCAAACGGACTCATGTCAGCCAGTGCCTTAAAGCCAGCCGGAATGGATTCAGGCATAACCCGTACGTTACGGATAGTGAATGCTTCGCCGTTCTGGTACTCCACCGGGCGCATGACGTTCGCTTTTTTGCGGTTGATGTTGGCCATGTCCGGCTGTGCGTTTGTATCGAAATACTCGCTCAGTGGCAGGGTGACAACCACATCCACTTCCTGTGGTGTGATGCCTGATTTGACCAGCGCGTGATGAATGGCAATTATATTCACATCGCTGTACTGGTATTGCGTGTCGGTCGTCTGGACAAAGCGATCGCTGACCGGATCAAAACCATAGCGCACGCCATCAAGCATGTAGTTCGCGGGCTGCGTGCCACCGAACGGCGCAGACCATTCCGACTTGAAGCTGTTCGGGCTGATGGCGTTGCGGCGTTCGCCGTTCTCAGTCCATGCCAGCTTGATGTTGGTGGAGCCGTCGTCGATACAAATTTTCATGTCGCTTTTCCTTGTGTTGATTAATTAATCGGTTACAGGATTTTTAAATCCCGCTTTTGCCTGTTTTGTGCGCGCTTCATATATCGCGGCACGTTTTTTGCTCATTTACGGGATTTGTGAGTCCCGTTTCTGTCTGTTTTTTGTTTCCACTGGTCAGGCTACCCCGCAGCAGGTCTGCTTTGCGGTGGGCGCGTTCAGTGGTTTCACTGATTCTCTGTGCGTGCACTGCGTCACGGATGGCGCGCAGCATGTCAGAAAGCACGGTAACGGGGGTTTTCATGGTGTTCTGGTCCTGCTGAAGTGTGGATGCCAGGTGTGCGGCGGCTTCGGGGTCTGATGCCCCCAGCTGTTCCAGATAGCTGGCGACCGGGTTATGGCGGATCTCCGTGCTGCTTACGCCGTGATTACGGCTCAGGCGCTGCCAGAGTTGCGTGATTCGGCTGTCCGGGCGGGTATCTGGTTTGCGTACAATTTCAAATCCCTGCGGTGCAATGATGCTGCCGTCAACGTACAGACTGCCGCCCCGTAACAGGTGCTGCATCTGCTGTTCACCGATATGCAGGCCGAGAGATTCAGCAGACTCCCGCCATTCTTTAGCGAGTAACTCGTGGTTATCAGGCAAAGGCCGTGGCTGTTTGCGGCTCTGTGTCCAGTTCTGCATTTCATCACTGCTGTTTTTTGCCTGTTTGTCACGCAGCGAACGCATCAGCGCCCGGCGTTCGTGCCGTTTCAGTGAGCGCATCCATTCATTCACGTCAACGCCGTCAGGAAGCTGCGGCCACGGTGCTGGCCTTTCTTCCGGCTGTTCTGTCCCGTTGTTGTCCGTTTCCTGTACACGGGGACAGTTATTGCCACGAGTCCAAGGGGCGGCAGGGCCGCCCTGAAGGTCAAAACCATTTTCGTGGGCGTTGTCTTCTGGTTCTGGTTTACGTCTTACCAACTTCCAGTTATCCGGATGCGTGCACACACGGGAGGATTCCCCGATGAGTGGTGACCAGATCCCGTAAATCTGTACGCTCTGTTCGCCGTAATCGTTCAGCTCATCTGCGAGGTCGTAGGCGGTGCGAATCAGGTAGTCCTTGCGTGGAACAAGCACGCCACCCTGTTTTTCAATGTAGGTGGCAAAACACCCGGCATCGGCGGCAGCGAGTACCGCATCCATTGCATCATCTTTCAGCCGTTGCGGGCCTTCCGGATTGCGTGCCATCTGGCTGGCAAGGCGGCGCAGTTCACGCCACACCTGACGGGAGGGGATGCCAAAGAACTGGAACTGACGGACCCGGTGAAGGCGCGCCCAGCCGATGGCGCGCTCCACGCTCTCGGCCATTGATTTACCTGTTTCGTGGTCAACGCGTGGCTTGCCCGTTTTCGGGTCGATGCCATCCACGGTGCGGCTGTCCAGGTTCTTTCCGATGTAGGTGGCGATGTAGCTGGTTGGCGTGCCTTTTGAGCCGTCGACGTACTCCGCCTTAAAACGCGGAGTTATGTCATTGCCCAGCTCGTGGCGGTCTTCCTGAATGGCAATATCGCAGACGTGGGACACGATGGTTTCAATCTCGTCCGGATGTGCAAAGACCATCATATGCCAGTGCACAGTGCCGTCATGGTGAGGCTCCACCGTGCGGATGCCATACCAGCGCAGGCCGTCGCGGTTCAGTTTTTTGCGGACCGCCGCAAAAAACGTGTTAACCAGGTAATCGCTAGAGTCGCGCATGGTGGCCCCGTTCCATTTGGGGTTCGGATGACCGTTCTCCGTTGTTGCGTGGTATTTTGACGGGCAGGTGACGGTCAGAAACACCGCTCTGTCGCTACGGGCTTCGGCCAGAAGTTCCAGTCCCTTCATGGTGGCCATCATTTCTGCCTTACGGTGAACCGGGTTACTTACTCCCGCGTAATACACCGTCTCGAGATCAATCGTGAACCCGTCTTCATTTTCCAGCATGAAACTTTTCAGGAAATCGCGTGTTTTCTCGCGCTGTGCGCGAAACTCGCTTAACGCGTCCTGGCTCAGATAGGGCGATGTTTTTCTGGAAACCAGACAGGCGGCGCGGAGTTGTTCTTCCCGCCACTCGCAACGTAACAGCCACAGTTTGCGTTTCCACCATTCCGCACAGGTCAGGCGAAGGATTGCGCCCGGCAGCAGCTCCGTGTCTGGTTCGTTCCTCCGGTCTTTGTCTGTTGTCAGTGCGTCATAATGTGGAGGCATGGCGTGCAGGTGTAACGCCATGCGGGCCAGCATCTGATACGCCTTCAGCGTTACATCCATGGTCAGCTCGCCATCGGTCGCGCCAAAGCCATCGCAGAGTTTTTCGAAGGTGCTGCTGAACATCGCCGCCGTCATGGTGGCCAGCGTCTGTATCTGGTGTTTGTTGAGCTGCGGCAGGTAAAGCAAATCGTCCAGGCGTTCGCGTCCGGCAAGGGAGCGATAACCCGGTGTCAGCCAGCGGTGATCGGTGCGGTCCAGACGTTCGAATATTTTGCGCAGGGTTCCGCGCGCGTAGCGTTCCGCCTGCCAGCTCTTTTTGCCTTTCCGGCGATCGGCTTCCTGTTTTTTGCGCAGGAAAGAGAGGTGGCGGCTCAGAGGTTCACGCAGATAAACGGGAAGCACCTTCAGTGTGGCAAAAGCACGGGCCACCGGGTCTTGTTCTGTTGCCTGACGCTTGCTGATGATGCTTTGTGCCAGCTTTTCACGCTGTCCGGCTTCCTCAAGGGATGCCATGAGTTTTTTACCCACGGTGGATTGTGCGAAAAAGGCTTCCTCCTTCGCTTCCTGTTCTTCCAGAGCCTTTTTGTCTGCCTCAAGGTAGTAACGGATGGCGCGTTGCAGGTCGGTTTCAGTTTCCTGCCTGTGCTCCGTAAATCTGGCCGGATCAATGGCTGGCCGTGGTTCATTCCAGCTCCATGCAAACTCACTCATGGCTGGTATCCCGTCACGCGCTGCCACTTCTGCGAGAAGAGGGCAGAAAGGCGGTTAAATTCAGCGGTGTATTCACTCAGCGAGGCACACCCGCCAGCAGTGCGATGCGCCAGCATTGCCGCAAATACGGAGGCCGGGGAGTCGTAATACGCCAGCAGTGATTCTCCGTGTGGTGTCAGGCAGTGCAACGCCAGCCCGTGTGGTGTGAAGTCCACGCGGTAGCAGTCGTCTACTGTGAAATAAAGGGTGTCTGCATTTTCCGGTTTTGTGGTGCGTGCTCTGTTGTCACGACCACGGATGTAGAGATCAAATAATCCCTGAAGAACGGGAGCCAGACGGGTGTCCTGTGTGCGCACCCATCTTGTGAAGTCATGAGCGTCAATCATGCTGCAATTCTCTTTACTACAGATGTGCGAAGGCCTCCCGCCGCAAGGTGCAGGAAAGGCCCGGAACAGGAATTAATGGAGTTTGTTTTGCTGCTGGAAGAGTTGTTGCAGCTCGCGCAGATCATCCGCCAGATAGCTGAAAACAGAGGCGGAATAGATGTTTGATAGTGCGTAGCTGCGCTCATGCAGCATATTGATGTGCATGATTTGCGCGACGCGTGATGCGCGGAAAAGTCTGCGGTTGATTTCAGTCTGGATGTGACGACGCGCAGCGTATGCGCGCTGTTGTTTGCGGTTTGCCATGGTGTGGCCTCTGTAGTTGCAAGTTTTGAAAACTCACCATCCAGAGGTGGAAAACTCGGGGTGGTGAGACGTACAGGGTTTCCACAACCGGCAACTACAGAACCCGGCCCGACCGAAGTCGGCCCCGTACGCCCCACCATAATTCGTGTGCGAAAAAGACGTGGCGATACAGTACGCACAAAAAAACCGCTGGCGCGGTTGTGCGCTGTAGTTGTCAGCGGGGTGGAAATCCCGGCACCCGTTTTATGAGGTGCAGCGGAAATGTAACCTGACTGATTGCGGCATGGCAAGCGGTTTTTTTGTGTGTGCATGTTCTGGTTTCTTACTGGTTCAGAAAAAAATCAAAAACCTTGTCAATGCGTTGCAGCAGCTCTTGCTGTATTGCTTCCGGCGTTTCCGGTTCGCCCGGCGCCTCCAACGTCGCGCAGAAATCAGCGATTTCATGATGGAGCGTCAGGCGAATGGCAGGGGCCGTGGTTCTGGCGTGCTCCAGCTCATTCAGCAGTGCCAGCACAGCAGACGGCGAGAGCATTGCGCGAAATGCCAGTAATTTTTGAGGCGTTGCCATTCGTTGCAGGGCAAATGCCAGTTCGCGTAGCTTCTGGTGGTTGATGGTGCTCATGTTCTGGCTTCCTTCAGTAGCTGGTTAAACATGTGAGTAAGTGGATTGCTACACCCGAACGGCATCGGGTTTGCGTGGTAAGAAGCCTGGCCTCCAGTTTTGCGAGCGCGACCACCTGTGCTGCGGTTTGTTCTGATGACTAAGCCGCCGCGCCAAAGTCGGCGTAACTCAGCATTAATAGCTGTGGTTGGGGTGTTCAGTGCTGCGGCGATTTCTCCGCCGCTACAACCCGGATGTGTAGTGATGTAGTCCAGAATGGTCATTTGCGTGGCTCCTGTACCTGTCGGATAAGATTCACCCGCGCCACGTTGGTGGCGCAGAAGTAAGTGTCGTCAGTGAGGTAGATGTGGTGTGCATCCTTTTCCGAACGGTGTTTGTCGATTGTGGTAATCAGGCGTTCGTCGACTTCGTATTCACGTCCTCTGGAGGTAAAACGAACGACAGGAAAATGCTTAATTGCCATTACGCCTCCTTGGCGTGTGTGAATACCTCCGCGAATGCGGATTGTTTTTACATTTTCTTATTTAACCTGTGGTTTTATTTGCGCTGTTATTCGCCAGTGAAAAAGCGTTCAATCTTTTTCACTGAATTAATAATTCGCATAATCCCAATGGCGCAGGCCACCGAAATAATCAGAACAAGCCATGAGATAAATATACTCATGCGATATTTCCCAGCTTATACGGTTCAATATGTTCCCCGCATTCTGCGGCACAGATCAGCTCGGAAAGTTCGTTAAGTGCATCCAGATCATCAGCGTAAAAAGCCACGTCATACAGACTTCGGATTGCTCTGGTCAATGAGTCACGGGCCGCACGTTCAGCATGAGCGCCTGATGCACTTAAGCGAAAATAAAAACGCTCAAGTGCTTTGTTAATGAGAGTTTTATATTCTTTGCCCATCGCAACGCCCTTTAATCTGCTTTCTGAATTTCAGCTTCTGAATCCATACAAATAATTTCGATATAGGGTTCATCGCCATTAATCTTACGTGCTTTTTCAGCTTCGCTAATGATTCCGTGTACAGTCTGGTACGGAAGTTCTACGGTCAGGCGCGTGCCGTTCAGATAAACGTAAGTAGCTGCATTTTTTTCTGATGGGACAACTCCATCAATAGCTGATGCGCGCAATAACAGTTCACCGCGAAAATCAATAAAACGGATAAATACACCTTGTGCATGCTCTTTGGTCATAACGCACCTGTTATAAATCAGTCTGTTTAATAAAACTTTGCCCGCGAAGCAGACGATCAACCGTGCGAAGTGCTTCGTACAATGTGAAATCCTGTCCAAACTGATTGTCGCCGTTGCTCAGAGCAAAAATGCGGTTTCCGGTAAATGGGTTGCGTTGGCATCTGTGAACCACGATTCCAGCTTTTTCAATCAGCCAGGTGTGTTCGCCAATTTGTTTTACTGTATGGCCATCTGGCGTTGCGTGTGTCTCGCTCAGGCTGTAGCGGATGTTGCTGCGTGATGCGCTGGTAGCGAAACGGTTAGCTTGGCGTTCTGTTCCGGTACAAAAATTACGGCGTTGCTTCAGCATAAAATGACACCTCGTTATTTTGTCATCTGCACGTATTTCTCTGCGTTTCTGATGGTTTTCAGGAAAATTGCGAAGAGATTTACTGTACGTTTTGAGTTTTTTTCTTCTTGGTTGATGGGAAGGGCTGCTCTGTCAGCCTGCCTTTTCACTGCATTAACAGTTTGATTGGTACGCTTCGCGTAATCTTTCAGGCTTTCTTCGAGTACCGGTAATCCATGCTCATCGCGGTATGGGTAGAACGCCGCCAAACGCTCAAAATCCGCTTGCTCGTATGTGTTCAAGAGCTTTGTCATGATGTGATAACCTGTTCAGTCTGTGTTTATTTGTTGCTAAAAGTCGTCTCTAGGCGACTTTTAGGGTTAATTTAGTCGTCTGGAGACTACCATGTCAAGTGGGTATGAAAAAAAACTGAAAGAGATACGGAAAAGTGAAGGGTTAACTCAAGCTGAGTTTGCTGATGTTACTGGGATAAATCTCGGAACTATAAAGAATTATGAGAGCGGTAAAAGAGAGGTTGGTTTAAGCGTTGTTGATCGCGTAATTAATTCTAAGGATTTCGAAAAATACACTATATGGCTTATGACGGGAAAAACAAATGAGGCTGCTGGGCAGATCAGTCCTTCTCTCTCCCCTGATGGGCCAGAAAACACATCGTCTTCTCAAAAATCCCGCAAGACTGGCACACAGCCCGGCTAATCATGGAACGCTGGGGGCATGGTGGTCTTGTAACGCTGGGGCTTCACGAATGAGCATAAAATCAATTCCGGGAGGGTATCTTCTTGACATGCGTCCTGAGGGGCGTAAAGGCAAACGCATTCGCAAAAAATTTAAAACGAAATCGGATGCAGTTTTATATGAGCGGTGGGTGCTGGCGCAACAGCATAACAATGAGTGGAAAGGAAACTCCATTGATCGCCGTCCGCTGTCGGTGCTTATTGACTTGTGGTGGAAATACCACGGCCAGCTAATGAAGTCAGGGCATAACACGCGCCTTAAATTGCTGCGCTTGAGTGAGGCAATGGATGACCCGTGTGTGCATAAACTTAATACAACGATGCTCACCGAGCTACGTGTGTCCAGGATAGAGCAGGGGATACAGCCCAGCACCATTAATCGAGAGATTGGGGCGTTAAGCGCGATGTTTACCGCACTCATCTCATCCGGCCATTTTCTTAACGATAACCCCGTTCAAGGCCTTAAAGGAATGAAGGTTAACGAGCGCGAAATGGGATACCTGAGTAAGTCTGAATGTGTTCAGTTGCTGGATGCACTGGCTGAAAATCCCGATGAACGGCTGGCTGTCGAAATCCTTCTGTCGACCGGGGCGCGATGGGGCGAGGTAGCGGCACTGGAGCAGCGCCGTGTTCTTCATTGTCGAATCACTTTTTCAAAAACGAAGAACAGCAAAAACCGTACCGTTCCTATTTCTGAAAGCCTGTTTGAAAAGATCAAAAAACGGGGCGGGAAACTGGTGTTTCCGACGCTGGATTATTCATTGGTTCGCGATGTCATCAAAACGGTCGCACCTGATGTTCCTGACGGCCAGGCTGTTCATGCGCTACGCCACACCTTCGCCAGTCATTTCATGATGAACGGCGGCAATATTCTGACCC